CATTCTACCTGCCCGTTAACGGAGGCGCGGGTAGCAAACCTGATGCGATGGGCAACCGTCCCGGCTAGGCACCTTGCCAAGTACGCGGGAACGCCCGTACCGCTCTGGGAGGAAATCGTGTCCAGCCTCAAGGAAAGGATCGGAACCGGAATGCTGCATGGTCTGGTAGGTATTCGCGGATGCGGAAAGACGCAGGCCGCTATTGAGGTTGGGCGCGAAGCCTGTACCCGATGGGTTGAGCGTGGCAGCGTTGGCCCGCGCCCGTTCTTGTACCGTAAGACGATGGACCTTTTCCTAGACGTTCGCGGCACGTTCGGAACGACTGGCAGGTCTGAGCGGGACGTTCTAGAGGCTTACGTGTCTGTGTCGGTATTGGTGATGGATGAGGTTCAGGAGCGGGGCGGGACCGAGTTCGAGGACCGGATGTTGACCTACGTGCTGGACCGCCGTTACGACGCGAAGCGGGACACGCTGCTGGTATCGAACCTGACGCGGAAGGAGTTTGCGAAAAGTATCGGGAGTTCCATCGCGTCCCGCTTGACAGAGTGCGGGAGCGTGGTAGAGTTCGACGGTATTGAGAGTTTCAGGACAGCGAAAGGAAGCGGATGACCAACTCACGCGCAAAGGGAGCAGCCGGAGAACGTGAACTAGCCGAGGTCCTGCGCGGGATGGGGCATACCAAGTGCCGTCGCGGACAGCAGTTCAGCGGGTCCCCGGACTCGCCGGACGTTTGCGGCATTCTTGGAGTTCACCCCGAAGTTAAGCGGGTCCAATCGCTGAACCTGAATGCGGCGATGGATCAGGCGGTAAGGGACGCGGGATCGAACACCCCCGCCGTCTTTCACCGCCGCAATAACAAGCCTTGGCTAGTGACGGTGAGGCTGGCAGACCTAGAGGATTTCATGGCGAAGTGGAAGGCATCGAGGGCGGTTGACGAAAGGGAAGTCAAATGACAGAGTACGAGAAGTTTCTTGATGGGAAGTCTCAGGGCGCGAATCTGCACGGGTTCGATCCAATCGTCATCCCCGACTTCCTAAAAGACTTTCAGGCTCACCTTACCGGCTGGTCTGTCCGCCGAGGTCGATCTGCCATGCTGTGTGATTGCGGAATGGGCAAGACTCCGATGCAGTTGGTGTGGGCCGAGAACGTGGTCAGAAAGACGAACGGGCGCGTACTGATTCTCACCCCATTAGCCGTTGCCAAACAGACCGAGCGAGAGGCGGTGAAGTTCGGGATCGAGGCGAAGCGTTCGGTAGCGGGGGAACTCGCCAGCAAAATCACCGTCACCAACTACGAACGGCTCGACCAGTTCAACCCGTCAGACTTTGAGGGTGTAGTCTGTGACGAATCGAGCATCCTTAAGAACTTCGGCGGTGCGACCCGCCAGCAGATTACCCGCTTTACATCCAAGACTCCGTACCGCTTGCTCTGCACAGCGACCGCCGCACCAAACGACTACACCGAACTCGGAACGTCTGCTGAGGCCCTTGGCGAACTCTCACACAGCGACATGCTCCGGCGTTTCTTCAAGTACCTTGACGACAAGGGACAAAAGAGCGAACTCAAACATCAAGAAGAGGCGGAGGGCGCGATTGCTCAGAACGGCGAGTACTACCAGAAACTTGCCTATCGGGTTGCTCAGACTATCGGACAGTGGAGACTGAAACACCACGCGGTAGTACCGTTCTGGCGATGGGTCGCGTCGTGGGCGAAAGCGGCACGGAAGCCGTCCGATCTTGGCCCGTTCGATGATTCCGAGTTTGTGCTTCCACCCCTGAATCAGTATTGCCACACCATCAAGCCCGGTAGCCCGCCGCCCGGAATGCTGTTCAGTGTGCCAGCGTTCGGGCTTGGGGCCGAGCGTGACGAACGCCGCCGCACGCTGAAAGAGCGGTGCGACTTCGCCCGCGACCTTGTGAACCATGATCGGCCCGCTGTGATCTGGTGCCATATGAACGCCGAAGGTGACATGCTAGAGGAAGTCATCCCCGGCGCGCGGCAGATTGCGGGGTCTACCCCCGATGACGAAAAGGTTGATATATACGACGCATTCGGAACGGGCAAACTTCGCGTGTTAATCATCAAACCAAAGATCGGGGCTTGGGGCCTGAACTGGCAGCACTGTAACCACGTCGTCACCTTCGCCACCCACTCGTATGAGCAGCACTACCAGAGCGTCCGCCGTTGCTGGCGGTTCGGCCAGAAACTACCCGTCCGCCTCGACGTTATCGCGGTAGAGGGAGAGGCTCGCGTCATGGCGAACATGGAAGCGAAGGCCCAACGTGCCGAGCGAATGTTCGAGGCTCTTGTACGTGAAATGAACGCATCGACACGGATCGAACGGATCGAAGAGTACACCAAGAAAACGGAGAATCCCAAATGGCTGTCCGCGACCAAACCCTCACCGACACGCACGCCCTCTACTGCGGTGACTGCGTAAGCACGATGAAGTCACTGCCGAGCGAGTCAGTCCACCTCACCTTGTACTCGCCGCCCTTTGCCGGGTTATACCAATACAGCAGCGACCCGCGCGACATGAGCAACGCGATTGACAAGGACGAGTTTTTCGTCCACTACGGGTACTGCATCGACCAGATTGCGCGGCTCACCATGCCGGGGCGAATCTCGGCGGTCCACTGCATGGACATTCCCTTATCGAACGCGGGATGTGACGCTATGTACGATCTTCCGGGCCGGATCATCGCGGAGCATGAGTCACGAGGATTCGTCTACGGCGGACGGCGCGTTATCTGGAAAGAACCACTGATGGTCCGTAATCGTACGATGATGAAGTCTCTTCACCACAAGACGTTCTGCGAAGATTCGACTCGGTGTAGCATCGCAAACGCCGATTACCTACTGATGTTCCGTCGCAAGGGCGAGAACCCCGTGCCAGTATTGCACGAAACCGGGATGCACACCTACGCTGGAGAACGTAACCCGCCGAGCGACACCCTGACGTATCGAGGCATGGTCGGGGATCAGAAACAGAATCGGTACTCTCAGTGGATTTGGCGGCAGTATGCATCGTCTGTTTGGGATGACGTTCGGATCGACCGCGTACTCCCATACCGAGACGCGAAAGACGGGGAGGATGAAAAGCACGTCCACCCTCTGCAACTGGACGTTATCGAACGCGCGGTAATGATGTGGTCGAACGCTGGCGAGAACGTCCTTACCCCCTTCATGGGCGTAGGCTCCGAGGTCTACGGAGCGGTAGCCAACGGTCGGCGCGGCATCGGTATCGAACTTAAACCGTCCTACTACCGGCAAGCCGTCAAGAACATCGAGGCCGCTCTAGAGGGCCGGATTGACACGCAGACCCCCGAACTGTTTGGCGACGACTCGGAGGGCGAAGAATGATCCCAGCCCCCTCCCGCCACACCCTCCAAACCCTAGCCATAGGCGGATTCCTAGTGGTTGGCCTAGGCATGGGGATGCTCTCAATCGCCCTGCTGTCAATCGGCCTAGTCCCCGCTGGGATCGTCGCTTGTCTGGGGTCAATTGCGTTTCTATATGGTTCAACCACCGTTGGAGAAAGGGGCACCTAATGGAGTTTCCGACACGCTACCGATCCAAGTGCCGCGCCGCCCAGCGGATGCGGATTATCCGGTCCCTGTCGCTAAAGATCATCGCCAACTCCAAGGGCGCAAGTAACCGCAAGGGCCGCAAATGAACCCGCTTGTCTACGGACCCGAAGTAGCCCGCCCGCTAATCACTCCCGCCCACGTTCTCGCGTTGTCGGACGATCCCAAACTAGGGTCCGTGATGACGCTCCGCGAGGCGATGGAATGCACCCGAAACGCCAGCAGGCCATACCGCAACCACCTTACCGAGGCTTATCCGTGCCCGAACTTGACTATAACCCCTTTGTACGAGAACTCACGGATCGGGTCCTCTCAGAACTCGGCTACGACCGGACGCTCTTTCAGGTTCCCAACGGTTTTGTCAGGTGCAACAAACGCAAAGACAGCATCTCCAAGCGAGCAACCGTCTACGAAACCTGCCTCAACACCAAAACCCGGTTTGGCAACTACCCTTCCGTTAAAGAACTCGCGCTCGACTTCGGCGTACCCCACTCAACTATCCTCGACAACATCTCCCGCGCCACACGGTACGCAAATGCAGAGCGTTCTGGACAGACTGGACATACCCGAAGCGTGGTGGAGAGCCGTCGCGAACGACAAGCAGGTAACGTCCGTAGCCATGCGGAAAACGGTCATGGTCAGTCTGCGGAAAGACGGGATGACGTTCTCGCAAATCGCCCGCCTTATCCAGATGAAACACTCAACGGTCATGTGGTCGTTGAAGGAAACGATTCGGGAGGAGCGTGCGGCTAGGAATCCATCAACTCAAGTGCCCGCCGACGAATCCGCAAGTCCCGCAGAGCCTGAGCCTCAGCGTCAACTTGCTCCTGCGTAACGATGACCCGCCCGTTGCGGTTGCCGAAGTCCAGATGGTCCTGCATCTTGGACAAGATCCGGCTGTAGCAGCGGATCGACCTATCGCACAGGCGGATCGCCTTTTCCAGTTCGCGTTTGCGTGCAGCGTCCTTGCTTATGCCCGATGTTAGGACTGGATGATGACGGGGCGACGGCGCAGGTAGGGCGCGGCAGGTGCGAAGTTCGGCTGGACAAACTGAGCCTCTTTGGCGAGGTACGCGGACGGGTCTACGTTGGTCACGAACCCGGCGTAGGTCGCGTTCGCGGTTGACCACGCATCCTGCCGGATGTTGAAGTATTGGTTATTCAGGAAGATGCGGGAGGTGTTCCCAGCCGCAGGGAGGTCACGCTGGACAAGGGCGCAGTTGGTGATCGGTGAGCCAAGGGGCGTAACGCACCCGACGCGGCAGTTCTGAACGTCGATAAACAGTACCTTGTTGGCCGCGTCGTTGGTGCTGTTCTGCTCGAACAGGGGCGAAGATCCCTGAGCCTTGGTGACGATTGACATGGTGCTATCGCGTGCGGTGAAGTAGTGCCGCAGACCAGCCCCCGCGCCGGAGTTGTTGTTCGGGCCGATACCCGCGAATGTGTTTGTCGAGTTGCCAAGTCCAATATCGACCCGGTAATCGGTTCCGAACAGGCCGACATACTGAGTGGTTCCAGCCGTTGCGGGCGTAAAGAACACCCACCCGGTACGCACGCTCCAAGAGAACAGGGTTGCGTCTACCGATTCGGCAAGGATGCGACAGTTTTTATACGACACCGCGTAGTCGCCGTAGTTGGTGTCTTGGTACGTGAGCCACGTTCCGCGCGTGCTGATGTAGCAGTTTTCGACACGCACGGGGTAGGAGTTGTGGGCGGTACGGTCTGCGGGAACCTCACACCGATAGGCCGAGATGGGTTCCCCGCGTGTGGACATGGTTTTGGTTGCGGATACGTCCTCGATGACGCACCCGCTGATGACCGCATCCTTGACCTTACCGCTAGTGACCGCCGCAGACGTTCCTACGCCGATAGGGATGATCGGGTACTGAGCGAGAGCCTGCGTGTTCTTTGCGTTCGACCAGAGGTAGACTTGCCCGCTTGGGTTCTGGAGCATGTATCGGCGGAGTTTGCAGTTGGTGATCCGCACGTTCGACGAATCGAAGTTACCGCTCTGGCCTGTCGCCGCAAGCATGGTGTTGCCGGTCGATGAACTACCGAGTCCGTGAACCTCGCACGAATCAAAGGTCAGATTCGACAGGGGCGACGATGAGTACGAACACATAATCCCGTGTACACCGTGTTCGTAGGCTCGGCACCCGACAATCTCAGCGATACACGGCTTGCCGGAGTCGAACACCACAATACCGCGCTCGCCGTAGAGTGTGTCTACGTCCAGCACGCCCACGTAGTCGAACCCGATGGGGCGGATCTTGGAGAAGTTTGCTACGGTTTGGTCGGCGCACCATGACCAGTTTGCAGCGGTCGTACCACCCGTGAGGCCCGCAGTGTCTACGAAAATCTGAGTCTGTCCGCCAGTTGTACGGACGATCCCTTGGTTTGTGCCAGCCGCAAGCACGGCTGTCGCTACGGTCGCGTCTACCGCTTCGGTGCTGGTGGTGTAGGTGATATGGCTCTTCCAAGCCCCGTCCGCGTCCAACTGTGACAACTGGCCGGGCTTGAACAGAACCTGTCCGATGACTACCGTACCGCCCGGTGTGATGTTGTTCGACTTGTAGACGGTCGTTGCGCCGATCTGCGTAAGTGACGTAAACGGGTTGTCGGCACGGAGAAGGGGACGTCCAATCGTGCCGCTTGATGGGCGGTTCCCGTCAGCAGCGGTCCACATACGGATGCCGAGTTCGGTAACGCCCGTTCGGGCCGATGCGTCGTAGGTGAACTGGTCGAGGCCCGTAGACGTTGCGTTTGTCGCGCCGGACGTACCCGCCAGAATCACAAGCACGCTGATACGGTCGCCGCTGGCCGACGATCCGGGGAAGAGGGCCGTTACCACCTTTCCGAGCGTGCGCCATGCCTGAGCCGCAGTCGTGCCGTCGTTTGCGTCGTTGCCACCGTCAAGGTCAACATACCGCGTCGTGTCGAATGAGCGTGAAAGTTGGTTAGCCATTATCCACCCCTTGCCATTGATTCAATGAGGCCGCGAAGGGGCCAGTTTGCGTAGTTTTCCACGTTGTCTACGGTGTCGATCCCGTCGAATATCGCACAGCGACCGCCACAGAGCGAGGCCGCAAACTCGATGCGGATACGGGCCTCAGTCTCGGTGTACAGAACGCCCGTGTCCTTCCAACGGAGGTACAGGATCGGGAGTACGGGCCGCTTGAGGTCATTCCACGGCTTGACGTTCTCGGCTACGCGGGCACGCCAGATCGGCGCGAGGTACGTGTAGTCGTAGAGGTCGATGCAGACCCCGTGCAGGCGCGGGCCGGGGATGCCGAAGATCGGTAGGTCATAGATGCCCGTGCGCCAAGCCCTGACCCTGGCCTGTGCTTCCTTGACACCCTGCGAAGCGGCCAGCCATTCGGTACGCAGCAGCGGGGGGCAGTACCACCATTGCTTAGAGTTCGGATGCTCGCGGGCCTGACGGTCGCTGAGTGCCGAGATTGTCACCTTCGCAGCCTTGAGTTGGGGCTTTGTGCCAAACTCGGCATCTTTTCCCGGCTCTACGTGAATCAGCGTGTCGCCCGATCCATCGTGCCGGTAGTTGTCGCGGGGCTTGGCAATCTCCAACTTGACCGCGCCGGGGATGCACCCAGTAGAGGGCCGACCGTCGCCGCCCGGCTTGCCGATGAACTGGGTGCAGTCATAGAGGGTCACGATGCTTCTTTCTCCGGCTCGACCTGCTGCCTCTTGGCCCGGTAGTTGTGATACAGGGTGTGGAGTTGGGGCTTAGCCTCGATCTTCCAATCATGCAGATCATCGACCTTGACCTCGGCCCGCGAAATCCGCTTTTCGTGATCCTCGAAAGCCTTAGCCATGAGGGATGTGTTCAGGGTGATCTTACAGAGCAGGACTACCCCGCCAATGACCCCCGCGCCGAGCAGGTAGCGAAACAGACCATTCCAGATCGAATCGTCAGCAGCAGCCTCGGCCAGTGTCATCACTTCGCGGCCTCCAAGGTGACGGCGGTAAGCAGGCTCTTTCGCTTGTCGGTTGTAGTGAATGTGTCGGGTGAACCTTCGATGATCAGAGCCGCACCCGCCCGATGGTCACCAGAGGCCGCTAGACGCTTGCCCTGCTCGATGATCTGGCGGTTACGCCAGCCGACCGCCCACGGCCACCCAACGGCTAGGCCAGCCCCCACAGCCGCTACGAGCGTCACCCAGAACGCCACCTGAGCGAACACCACCCCGTAGGACACCAACCAGAACTGCCCCACGATCAATCCAGCCGCGACCGCAAAGCCCTTCCACGCCGCTCCCTTAGGAAGCCAAGGGAGCCAGTAGGAAGCGACCAGCGAAGCGACCGACGCGAGGATCAGCAGCCGGGAAATGACCCCGATAAACGCCCCTGTCTGGTAAATGCCCTGCGCCGCGTCAGGCTTGGGGATCTTGGTAGCCCCCTCGGTATCGCCCTTGAGGTTGACCGGATTCCCTTCCGCATCGTGTGACCACGAACCGACCTTGACAGGCTCACCGTCCGCGCCGAGTACCCACTTGGAGCCGTCGCCGGTGATGGAAGCGGGACGTACTGAACAGCCGTAGGTAGTCGCCGTGAATAGACCGGCCAGCAACAACGAAAGAACCGCTAGGTATTTCACGTTTCCACCTCTTTGTTTTTGACATAGACACGATCCTTCGCCTTGTCAAAGTTCATCGGTCCTTCAATGCCCGCCTGCTTTTCGCCGGGGTGTTTGTTCGTGTAGCCCCACCGCCCGGTGTCTACGTCCCGGTACACCCACCACTCAACGACTTTGCGAACGATCCGGTCTTGCATTAGCACACGTTCGGCTGAACAAAGGCGTTCATCGCGGTAGCGGTTCCGAGTTTGAAGTCGAACACGAGCGATTCACACTCGCCAGCGATAGGGAGGATGAGCGTTGCGGGTGTGTTTGATCCGTTGCTGACGGTGCCCGTACCAAGCCCGAAAGCCGCGCACAGGTCTGAGTAGTTGCCGATAGGCGAAGATCCAAGAGATGCCGGAACCCAGACAATCGTGTCTACCAGCCGGTACGTCACGGGGAACGCCGCAGTACCCGAACTGATGACGTAGGTAGACAGGGTGCAGGTAGCGACCCCGACCGCTTGGAGGAAGTAGGACGGATCAAGCAGGCTGGTAGCACCGGCAATCGGAACCTTCGCCCAAATGGTGCAGGTGAATGTGGCGTTGTCCGCGCCCGTACCGACAAAGGTAACGACCGCGTTCTGAGCGTTCTGAACCGAGATGCTGCCAAGGTTCGCGGTCGTGTAAGACGATGGGAACACGCCCGAGAAGGTGTACGTGTAAACAGCAGCCGTACTGTCGGTTGCGCACACCTTCGTTGACGGCTTAATGAGCGGGTTTGTGGACGTATCTTGTGTGGGCATGTTGAATCCTCGCGTTAGGTTAGGCTAGTCCAAAGATCCTTGAGAATCTTAAGGCATCCGCAGCCGGGCAGTTTGCTTGGGTGCGTTATCTTGTCGTCGGCCCAAAGTAACAGGCGGAGCGGGTAGGGGACCCCGTACCAATCGAGGTACGCCCAATGGACCACGCCGTCTATGGGCTTGCGGGGGAATCCGGCAAGGGTCATTGCCGCCTCGGTCATGGTGTCGTTGCGGATATACCGACCATCCTTGGCCCTCGTGTAGCCCTCACGACCGCCTACGGATTTGGAGTTGCATCCACACACTAAGGCATCATTCCTTCTAATCCACCCCAACCGCCAGCCCCGCAAGGGCCAGCGACCGAACACGGAAAGGCATCATCCCGAACCGTCGATACAACCAGATTAATGT